AAGTACACGATTCGTGTCGGTTCGTCAATTCCGCAAACTTGCCCCATAACTTTCAATTGCGCGTTCATCTTGACGTTGGAGATTACAGGCAACGCCAAATCGCCTTTGATGTTGTCATTCCTGTATTTGTCAAGGATGGCTTGCGCATGGTTGTTGAGTTCGATGCGCAACCCGTCATGCGTCTTTTGCGTGACCACATCAAAGAATCCATCCTTGATGTCGGTGCGTTTCAGCTTGGCAACGTCCGAATATCGCAACCCGGTGAAGCAGCAGAACAAGAACACATCACGCACACGCGCAAGACTTTGTTGTGTCGCGGCAAATTCCCATGATTCAAGGCGTGATATTTCGTCACGGGTTAAATATATGATTTCCTTGTTCCCGTCAACGCCTTTCATCTTTGGTTTGAATGTTTCATGCAAGTTGCCTTGATAATATCCTTTTTGATGCGCCCAGCGCAAAAACCACCGGAAGAACGCAAGATTCTTGGCAATGGTCGTGTTGCGCATATCCTTTCGCAAAAGCGCGTCAACATACCCTTGCATCTTTTGTTCGGTCAACGATGGAAACGACAACTTGGCATCATACGTTGCGATGTGATGCCGGAGGGCGGCAAACTTTTCAAACGTTCCGTCCGTCCATTGGTTTTTCTTGCCCATTTCGCGCGTGAACATATCGAACACCTTGAAGAAATTTTCATCCGGCGATGGCAATGTGTCGTTCAATTGCGTTTTGCGCCCAACCATATCATTGAACAAGTCTTTGATTTCGCCCGGTGTCGGCACGCGCTTTTCAATGAGTTCGTAACGCGCAAAGATTTCGTTGCAAACGGATGTCCATTCGTCAATGGTTCGGTTGATGTCATCGCACACCGGACACGATGGCAACGCGCGCATGGTGTCGGTGTTCCAATCGGCGGCATCAATGTTTTGCCGCAATGGGAAATCCAACGGGCGTTCGCCATGCAACGTGACGCGCATTCGGATGGCAAGATTTGTCGTTTGCCCGGCGGCGCGCTTGTGCAACAAGAACTTTATTCCTTTTTTGATGTGCATTTTGATGAATCTTTATTTGATAGCATATCACCAACACCAAGCAGCAACCACGCCGGATTCACGCCGCCATCTTTGCAGATTGCAGAAAGCGCATCCAAATCAATAACCCGGTACGTCATCGCGTCCGTTCCCAATGTGTTGCGCAACAACGAATATTTGGTGCGGTTGAAATTATGGTCGCGGCAAAAGCCTTTCAACCCGGAAATCTTGCCGGATTGAATCGCCAATTCAAGGGCTTGGAAAAAGCGCGCTTGGATTGCGTTTGCTTGTGGGTTGATGTATTTTTTCATTTGCTTGTTCGCTTGACTTTTATTGTTTGATTCTGATTCGCGGTTTTCCCTATTATATATAAGGTGGCGTTTTCGTTTACGGAAAAGTCAAATTTGATGGTCAAATCCCATCCGCGCGGTTCTTTGATTTCCGCCGTGCGTGTTTCGGGATGGTAAGTCCATTTTCCTTGCGTCAATATTTCCTTTTCCCCATCCTTGATTTGATATTTCGTGAACGCGTCCGGGCGTGCAAATTCATAAACGCAACCCGTGCCGGATATATCCACAAAGTAACCGTCGGAACATTTATAAGCATATTCCGTCCATGTGCCGGATATGTCCGACAATACAACTTGCGGTTCGTCATCGCCATCATCGTTCAAGGATGACGAACAAGAACAAGCCATGTTCACCAGCATCAAGGCGAACACCAACCATGTATATTTCACCTTTTGCATAACGCCATTTTCTTTTTGTAGTTATCAACCATTTGCGTGAACAATACTTTGTCCACGTCCGTTTCCGTTTCGCCTTTCAGCGAAGCCAATTCCAACGCATCAAAGATTTCATTCGGCATGACCGAATAATAAGACGGGTTGCCGTAATAATCGGCGACCTTGATTTTTATTGCATCCATATCATTGTTGTTTTGTTAGATTGTCAATTATAGCCAACAGGCGGTCAATGTGCGCTTGCGCGTTCTGCAAAGATGTTTCCTTTGCCGCAAGCAATTCAACCAGCTTGGAGAGTTCGGCAGTAAACCCGGCGTTTCCGCCTTGGATGTTGTTGTTGCCCATTACGTTCGTTTGTTCAACGTTGCCACCGAAATACGTTTGCGGCTTCAATCCACGCAATAATGCGTGTTTACTTTCGGGAATTGTCGTGCCGGATTCCCAATTTTGAACCGTTCTTTCACTTACACCAAGCCTTTTTGCAAGTTCGGCTTGCGTAACGCCCAAATGTGCGCGAATTTCCTTAATATCTAAATCGTTCATAATCAATGACTTATCTAAATGAAACACTTTTTAACACGCATAAAGTGAAAGTTTATCACGAAATATTGCGTGATTTCGCGAAACATTGCGTATCTTTGCAAACGTAAACGGGAAACATTGCAAAGGTAAAGCAAAAATGAACGCAAAACAATAGCAAATTTACGTCATTTTTCGCGAAATACCAGCAAGAATCCCGAAATATTAACAAAATAAAACTTTCGCAACAATGATGAATTTCAACATTACAATCGTAAAGAACGATGATTTCAAGACCGTGGGATTCCACGTTTATGCAGAAAAGAAACAAATCTTTTCTTGGGGATGTGCAAGTGATATGTATTACAATAAGATAATCGCCGTAAATCCCGAACACCTTGACAAGGTGATGGAACTTGTAAATATCAAAACTAAGATTGCGGTTCTTGAAGAATCAAAGCATGATTGGTTTGACATCGCAAAAGAAAATGGCGTTGACCTAAATCGCGGTTACAAGTTCACCAAGATTGAGGAAAAGACAAACAACTTGAACAAGCGTTTGTTGAACATTATCAATTCATTCAAGTAATAACAACCGGGGTGGCACGCCCACCCCATTAAATACTTTCGCAACAATGACAATCCAAGAATTTCAATCAAGAACACAAGTTTCGGTGGATGTTTCCGAATTTGAATCCATCACCACGGTGTATATGCAATCCGATGTTGACAAGGACACATTTTGCAAGATGTGGCGCAAGATGAACGCAACACGCGTGATGGCTGCAAAGGAGCAAGCCAAGAAGCAACAAACCATTGACAAGGTGTTTTCAATGGTGATGGCAAATCCGGAATGGACGGACGTTGAACATTATAATGACATCGCCGTTGCCGTTCTATCCGGCAAGGACAAAGCCTTGATTGAATCAATCGGCATTTCGCTTGTAAGCGAACCGGACAACAACGGATTCCGTCATTTCAAAAGATTTAGTGAATTGCGTCCGGAAATCAACGCATTCTTGAAAGCATAATAATCACGGGCGGTTCACGCCGCCCATAAATCACATATATATGAGTAAAGAACAATTTTCATTCAACAAAGGATGGTTGCAGTTACGCCAAGGCGATATTGCAGCGTGCCGCAAAGAATTGATGGTCGTGTTCAACGTGACAACACGCGCCGCGTTCTTGCAGCGATTGAAAGGCAACGTCATCCCGAACGTGCTTGAAGCGCATAACGTGGAAAAGGTGTTTGCCAAGTACGGCATCAAAGACGTGTGGGGGGTTTGATTATGGATGCCGTAAAACTTACCAAACGCGAATCCGAAATTGCGGAATTGTTCGCATGGGGCGCAAGCAAAAAGGAAATTGCAAATCGCCTGTTTATTTCGGAACGAACCGTTGAGAATCACGCCCGGCGAATCTTTGAGAAAACCGGATGTTCTAAGGTCAACGAGTTATCCGCGTGGTGGTTTTGCACAACATTCCACATATCATTCAGCTTGTCGCCCATCAAACGCAAGTTCATCGCGCTTTGTTTCCTTGCGATGCTTTTGCCAACGATATTCAACAACGACAATGTGGTTGTAAGAGTGCGAACCGCACGATGCAGAACAACCCGCGTTCAGCGTTCACGCCGTGACAATGACAATGGAACGGCAGATTTTCAAATCTTATAAATACGCATAATATGGAAAAGTTTAATTCAGCAATTCAATTGGTGTTCGCCGCGTTCATCGTCCTGTTTGGATTTGGCACAATGATTCGTTGCATCATCGCCGGAAGTGATTTCTTCTATATCATCATGTTTGCGTTGATGGGAATCATCGGGCGCGCAATGTTCCGGGTTTTGCTTAAAGAATACAAGGAAGCGAAATGATGGAGATTACAAGCGACACACGAATCATTGATTTAACCGTTGGGCAACTGATGGATTTGTTCGCTAAGGCGCAAGCACCAGCGACACAAGCGCAACCGAAAGAAGAAAAACGCCTTGTGTATGGTATCTCCGGAATCGCACAAATATTCAATTGCAGCATGACAACGGCAAACCGAATCAAGGCATCCGGGCGAATAGATGACGCGATAACCCAGCACGGGCGCATCATCGTTGTGGATGCCAACAAAGCGTTACAATTATTCAACAATAAATAATATCGCAACAATGAAACAAGTAACATTAAAATCCATCACCCTTTGCAATTTCAAGGGTGAACAGGAACGGACAACGACATTCAATCCGGATGTCACGACCATTTCCGGCGGAAACGGACTTGGCAAGTCAAGACATTTTGACGCGTTCATTTGGCTTTTGTTCGGCAAGGACGCGCACGACCGCAAGGATTACGAAATCAAAACCCGTGTCAACGGCGAAGAATTGCACAAGTGCGAATGCAGCGTGACGGGTGTCATCATCGTGGATGGTGAAGAAATCACCTTGAAGCGCGCTTTCGTTGAAGATTGGGTAAAGCCACGCGGACAGGTTGAACAGGTGTACAAGGGCAACCACACGGAATGTTGGTGGAACGAAACCCCGGTCAATGTCGGCGAATATGACAAGCGCATCCAAGCCATCGTTGATTCATCCGTTTTCAAGATGATAACCAATCCGGCGTTCTTTGTCGGCATGAAGTGGCAATTGCAGCGTGAACAATTATTCCAGCTTGCCGGAAGTGTGACCGATGAAGAAATCGCCGCGGACAACCCCGATTTTGTCAAGTTGTTGGATGCCATATCCGGCAAGTCGCTTGCTGACTACAAAAAGGAAATGGCAGCGCGCAAGAAACGCTTGAACGAGGAATTGAAGCAGATTCAACCGCGTATTGACCAAACGCACAAGATGATGCCCGAACCGGAAGATTTCGCCGCCCTTGAATCCCAGCTTGCCGACATTGACAAGGAAATCGCCGACACCGACAACGCGATTGCAGATGTGAACAAGGCGATTCGCAAGCAATATGAAGCGGAACAAGCAAAGCAAGCCCGCGTGAACGAGTTGACCACACAGGCGCAACAAGTAGTGTTTGACGCAAAGACAAAGGCACAGGATGCCGCGTTTGAAGCCAACGCACAACGCCGAGAGATTGCCAACGAAATCAAGACGTTGCAATCACAACTTGACACGAACAAGCGCAATTGCGCCACAATACAAGTTGACATCGCCCGCATCCATCGTGACATTGACAAGTGCAAGGGAGAACAAGACACGTTGCGCGAATCATGGCACAAGGAGAACGCCAAGGAGTATTCCGGCGAAACAACTTGCCCACATTGCGGACAAGCATTGCCGGATGATATGATTGCGAAAGCCAAGGACGTTTTCGACAAAGCCAAGATGGGCAACTTGACAGACATCACGAACAAGGGAAAGCACCTTGGCGAAAAGATTGCGCAACTTGAAGCGGATGCAGCCGAAAAACAAAAGTCCGTTGACGCGTATCGCGAGGAAAACAACGATTTGGATTCGCGCATCAAAACCGCACAAGCAACGCTTGAAACCTTACCGGAAAAGGCGACCGCCGAAGTTGTCCCCGATAATATCCCGGAATGGGTGAAACTGCAAAAGCAGATTGCCGGCATCAAGGCGACCATCACAACCGACAACACGGGCGTTGACACAAGCGCGTTGCAAGCATCCAAGAAAGAATGGATGACCAAGCGCAACGATGTTTCAACCCGTCTTGCCAAGCGTGGCGCAATCGAAAGATGCAACAACGAGATTGCCGACCTTGAAGCGCATGGAAAGGAAGTCGCCCAGCAAATCGCCGACATCGAACGCGAAGAATACACGGTTGAACAATTCAACAAGACAAAGGTTTTGGAATGCGAAAAGCGCATCAACGCCAAGTTCCATTTCGTGACTTTCCGGTTGTTCGATTATACCTTGGATGGCAATCCGGTTGAAACGTGCATCCCATTATGTAATGGCGTTCCGTATGGCAGCGCGAACACCGCAAGCCAAGTGAATGCCGGACTTGACATCATCAACGCCTTGTGCGCGTTCTATGGTGTATGTGCGCCGATATTCATTGACAACCGCGAATCGGTGAATGAAATCATCCCGGTTCAATCACAAGTTATAAACCTTGTCGTGACAAACGACAATAAATTAACAATAAAATAATAACATTATGGAAGATTCAGCACAACAAGCAATTGCCCCTATCAATGAAAAGGGCGTTTGCAATTACAATGTCGCCGGACAAGACGTAAAATTGTCTTATCAAATCGTTCGCGATTACTTGGTGAAAGGCGGTGGCAAGGTTTCCGACCAAGATTTGGTTCAGTTCATAAGCATTTGCAAGTTCAATCAGCTTAACCCGTTCTTGGGTGAAGCCTACCTTGTCAAATACGGCACAACGCCCGCGACAATGGTTGTCAGCAAGGAAGCGTTGTTGAAGCGCGCCGATGCTTGCGAAAATTATGAGGGCATCGAAGCCGGAATCATCGTCATTCGTGATGGCAAGGTCGTTGAATTGGAGGGTTGTTTCTTTGCCGACAACGACAAGTTGGTTGGCGGATGGGCAAAAGTCTATCGTTCCGACCGCCGTTATCCAACCGTTGCCAAGGTTCGCTTGGATGAATACGACAAGAAACAATCGGTTTGGAAAGAAAAGCCATCAACGATGATTTCCAAGGTTGCCAAGGTTCAAGCCTTGCGCGAAGCATTCCCGGCGCAATTGGGCGCGATGTACACCGCCGAAGAAAAAGGCATCAAGGGTGCCGATTATGTGGAAATCAAGGACGAAGTGGAACAGGACAAGCGCGACCACGCCAACAAGAAACACATCGTTATTGAAGCATCATCCGCAACATCCCAAGTCGTTGACAAGGAAACGGGCGAAATAAACCACGATAATAACGCGGCAAGGGAAACGCCCACCGATAACGCGAAAGTGGCGGAAAACGCAAATAACGCCCCAAATCCGGGGTTTTAATCACTTAAACCGAAAGGCAAATGGAATTGAAAATATTGGGTTCATCCAGCAAGGGCAATTGTTACTTGCTTGACAACGGCAAGGAAGCGTTGATGATTGAATGTGGAATCGCTTTCAAGAACGTACAAAAGGCGGTTGATTTCGACATCACACGAATCAAGGCTTGCATCATATCGCACGAACACGGCGACCATGCAAAGCACGTCAAACGTTGCCTTGATGCCATGATTCCTTGCTATATGTCGGACGGGACAAGAAACGCCCTTGGGTTGGCATCGCATCCATTGGCACACGCAATGACCGAAAACGTGTTGTACAAGATAGGAAATTTCGGTGTTTTGCCATTTTGCACCGAACACGATGCCGCCCAGCCTTTCGGGTATCTGATAGCGCATCCCGAATGTGGCACGGTTTTATTCGCGACCGACACATATTATCTGCAATACACGTTCGATGGCTTGAATAACATTCTTATTGAATGCAACTATCGCCAAGACATCTTGGATGCCAACGTGGAAGCCGGGTTGATTCCGGCAAAGTTGCGGGCAAGAACGATGAAAAGCCATTGCAGCTTTGAAACGTGCAAGGAGATATTGCAAGCGAACGACCTTTCAGAGGTTCACAACATCGTGTTGATTCACCTTTCCGATGGCAATTCAAACGCCGTTGAGTTCCAGCAAGGAATCGCGGATTTGACACACAAGGTTGTCACCGTTGCCCGTTCGGGAATGACTATCAATTTCAACAAGTCACCATTTTAACAACAAAGAAAAATGAAAAAGTACATTATCAAAAACGCGGATGGAAGCGAGCAAAGCGAAATGCAAGCCATCCACAAATCACGCAAAGAAGCCGGGGAAACATTGATGGACTACATTTGCGACCACAACGAAGATTTGGACGTTGACGATGACGATTATTTGTCGCCGTTTGATTTCGCCCTTGAAGAAGTTGAATGCACGGAAGTAAACGAAGTCATCACGGACTTTGAGAGCGCAAGAAAAGCCCTTGGCGGCAAGCCGAACGCGGACTTTACCGTTGCGAAGAAGATTCTTTCCGGAAACGTTGTCCAGCTTGAAGATGTCGCAAGACTTGTGACCGACATCAACCCCAAGCACATTGAAGCGTTGATTGCCTTGAACAAGTTGTTCACCATCGCACAGGCATGGAACAAGGAAGATGGATTTGTACCCGATTTCTCGGATTGGGAACAAGACAAGTGGTTTCCTTGGTTCGTGTATGACAAGGATGCTGCGGGGTTCGTGTGCGCGTTTACGGGTAACTCGCCTGCGGTTGCGTCTGCGTATATCGGTTCTCGGCTTTGCTTCAAATCGTCCGCGCGCGCCGCGCAATTCGGCAAGCAATTCGCCGACCTTTACAACAAGGTTTTCTTGTAATGTGTTTCACTATAAAACAAAGTAGCAATGAACAACAAGACAATGGACAAGGATATTGCCAACCCAATCCAGCGTGAACAGTTCATCAAGGACAACGCGGATGCGTGCGAGAACAAGGGTTACATGAAAGCGTACACCCCGGAAGAATTGCAAGGACACAAAGAGAAACTTGCGAACGTTTCCATTGAGATTTCCGAAATCGAAAACGAGATTAAGGAAATCAAAAAGGAGTACGCCGAACGCTTGAAGCCTTTGAAAGAGGCACGCGAAAACATGGTTTCCAACATCAAGGCGAAAGCCGAATATGTGAACGAAGTTTGTTATCGGTTCACCGACCGCGATGCCAAGATGACGGAGTATTACAACCGCGATGGCGACCTTGTGGAAATGCGCCCGGCAACCGCCGAAGAGTTGCAGCCAACACTATTTATGAACGCACAATATATGAACACCGCCGCCGTAAAGGATGGCACAAACGATTAAAATATGAACAACGAGAAAATGAACATCAATCTTGCACCGGGAATGAATGAAATCATCATCCGCGAGGGTGCAGCACCCAAAGTTCTTGACCCGAAAGCCCCGGTCAAGATGAACATCAACGGAACAATCGGCGCGCCCGTGGAGTTCTTGAAGAAGCGTATCAACGCCGGACAATTTGAGCAGAAGAATTGCCACATCATCGTTGACCGCGAGAACATCACCATCGAACTTGTGGTGAACGAATCCGATGAATACACACGCGGCACAATCAAGGGAACATTGCAGTTCCATCCCAAGTTCATTGAATTTGGCATCAACACGGGCAAGGTGTGGTCGCCGTTTGACTTTTCGATGTTCTGCAAGATGAACCGCGCGTTCTTTGCAGACAAGAACGTGAACATGACCTTGGTTTCGGCGTGCAAGAATTTCACGGCAACCGTGAACAACGCCATCGAAAGAAGCATCAAGGAGAACGGCGACCGAACGGACAATTTCGCCCAAGTGGTCAATTCCAACTTGCCGGAATCGTTCACGCTTTCAATCCCTGTTTTCAAGGGTGGCAACAAGGAGAACTTGGAGGTGGAAACATTCGCCAAGATTGACGGACGCAACGTTGCATTCGTGTTGATGTCGCCGGGTGCGGAAGAAACGCTTGAAACATTGCGCGACACCGCGATTGACAAGGAACTTGAAGCAATCAAGGAGATTGCCCCGGAAATTGCAATCATCGAAATCTAACAATAAGGCAGCCCCGCCGCCTTTCCATCCCGGATGGGTGGCGGGAAAGCCATTAAAACGCATTCGCATGAAAGATTCATATTATTTCCAGCATGACTACAACGCGCGAAACGACCCCAAGTTGCAAGACGTGTTGATTGAATTGGGCGTTGAGGGCATCGGCATTTATTGGTGTATCATCGAACAACTATATGAGCAAGGCGGAACGTTGCCGTTGCGTTACTGCAAAAGCATTGCATTTGCATTGCATGTGGATTACAAGACCGTTGAACGACTTGTGAACAATTACGGATTATTCGCCAATGATGGTGAAAATATGTGGTCGGATAGTGTTTTGAAGCGTTTAGACAAGCGAAAGGATATTTCCGACAAGCGCAAGCAAGCGGCAATCGCAAGATGGCGACAAAGCCTTAACAATCAACGGCAAACGACAATTCAAGATGGTAATGAAGAAACGTCCGGAGATACACAAGCAATACAAATGCAAAGCACAAGCAATGCAAATGCAGAACATAAAGAAAAGGAAAGAAAAGAAAAGAATAATATATCTACTAACGTAGATACGTCAACTTTCGTTGACGCGCCGGGGCAAAAAAGGGAATTTTCGGTTGATTATTCAAGATTGTTGGCATTATGGAAAGAACAATGCCCGTCATTCCCACAACCGCGTTCACTCGCTGATGATGACAAACGCAAGATTCGGCAAAGGTTCGGCGAAATGATGACCGCAAAAGACCCGGAAACGGCATACCAGCGCATCAAGACGATATTCCAAACCGTCAACGCGTCCGATTTCTGCAAAAAAGGCAAATGGTGTACATTCCGATGGATATTCACGAACGCGACCAATTGGCGAAAGGTTGAAGATGGCAACTATATAGACCGCCCCGGCGGAAACAATAAAAGAGCAAACGAAGAATGGTGAACAACGAGAACAAGAAACCTACAATGCCAAGCATCGAACAGGTGTTGAACGCGATTCGGCAACGCGATATGTTTTCCGGATTCCAGCGTTACCAATACACAAAGCCGGGTTGGTACGACCTTGACAACGCGATGAAGATAATTGAAGCAATCGGGAAAAGCCGGAATCCGGCGTTCGTCATTGACGATGAAAACCGATTCGCATTTGAAAATTTCATCAAATGGGCGCATTGCGACACGTCAATGAAGTGTCTTGACCCTGTATCGGGACAAGACATCCCCGGCAGACTGAAACGCGGAATATATATCGCCGGAAACACCGGAACGGGCAAAACGTGGTGCATGGAAATCATGCAAGCGTACATCCAAGCCATCGGCATCAAGGTTTTATGGAATACCGACAACGACCCGCGCCCGTTGTATTGGCGCACAATACGCGCCGATGGCTTGTGTGACGTGTGGGCGGAATCCGGCAACGTCCAGCAATACAAGACCGCGCCGATGCTTGCCATTCAAGACCTTGGCAACGAACCGCCGGAAACGCTTTACATGGGCAACCGTCTTGATGTGGTGCGTTACGTCATCGAATACCGGGGTGATATGCACGCCGAAATGACTTTCATCACATCGAATTTGAGGATGGGCGGCGAAATCCTCAAAGAACGGTATGGCGACCGCGTATCAAGCCGATTGCAAGAAATGTGCAACTATCTTGTGATAAAGGGCAAAGACCGCCGCAAACTTTGATTTGGATTACTAACAATGAAAATTTACAATTATGAATGAAATCATCCAATCAAGCGTTTACAAAACGCAAAAGGGAACGCCCGTGACCGATTCCGTCAAGGTTGCACAGGTGTTCGGCAAGATGCACAAGAACATAATGAAGTTCATCCGCAACATCATGGGGTCGGCTCAAAATTTAGCCAACGAACATTGGTTTGTCGAAACCACATACACGGATGCGCAAGGGAAGCGACAACCCATGTTCTTGATGAACCGCGATGGCTTTTCCTTGCTTACAATGTCATTGACCGGAGAAAAGGCGATGGCATTCAAGGTGGCATTCATCAACGCATTCAACAAGATGGAGGAAACGATAAAGGAACTTGCGCCAGCATCCCCGGCGATTCCTCAAACGTTCGCACAGGCTTTGCGGCTTGCGGCGGAACAGGCGGAAACAATCGAAAGCCAACAAAAGCAGATTGAAGCGCAAGCCCCGAAAGTGGCATTCGCGACCGCCATCATCAATTCCCCGTCATCGTGCGGGATTGATGAACTTGCAAAGATTCTGAAACAAAACGGCGTGGATTTCGGGGAAATCCGGCTTTTCCAATGGTTGCGCGACAACGAATATTTGTGCAGCGTGGGAACGGCACGAAACCAGCCAACACAAAAAGCCCTTGACCTTGGCTTGTTTGAACTGAAACCGCAAACGTGGACAAACCCACGGACGGATGAAGTGATGACCACCACGCGAACAATGGTGACAGGAAAAGGCAAGGAATATTTCATCAACAAATTCATCTATAATGCAGAGTGGAAGAAAAGCCAATGAAAATTTATGTATCGGGCAAGATTACGGGCTTGCCTATCAAAGAAGCAAAGCAACGGTTCGCCAATTCGCAAGCGTTGCTTGAATCAATCGGGTTTGAAGTTGTGAACCCGTTGGAATTTGGGTTGTGTGACGAAAAGGCATCTTGGGAATCGCACATGGTCAAGGACATCGAATTGTTGCTTGGTTGTGATGCCATTTACATGATGGACAATTGGACGGGAAGCACGGGCGCGGGCATTGAATATGACATCGCCTTTCGTCTTGGCAAGGACATTTGGTTTGAATCCAGCTTTGCCCGTGACAATCGCAACGTGATGCGCATCCAAAACGCCATCCACGAAGTGATGGGCTTGAAGTTTTCGGATTATATCACTAAGTCGCGCAAGCGTGATGGGTTCTATGCGCGCATGATATTCGTTCACCATTGTCGGGCAATGAAGATGAAGTTGACGAAGATTGCGCAATATGTACACCGCGACCATTCATCCATGTTGCACTTGTTGAAGAAGTACAACGATGATATGCGATTCAACCCGCCGTTTAGAGATTTGGCAACGAAAGTGAATGATATATTAAATAAAAGCAACAATGAATAAAGTTGAACTATTCAATGACCATTTTCAGAATTTCAAGGTTTATGGCATACCAAAGGCGCAATTGATTATTGCCGACCCGCCATATAACCTTGGAAAGAACGCATACGCCAGCAATCCATCGTGGTATGTTGACGGGGACAATAAGAATGGGGAATCGGACAAAGCCGGAAAGGAGTTTTTCGACACCGACAAGGACTTTCGCCCGGCGGAATTTATGCACTTTTGTTCGCAAATGCTTGTGAAAGAACCCAAAGAATCCGGGAAAGCACCTTGCATGATTGTGTTTTGCGAGTTTGAACAACAGTTCAAATACATCGAACTTGGCAAGCAATACGGATTCAACCATTACATAAATCTTGTGTTCCGAAAGAACTTTTCCGCACAGGTATTGAAAGCCAATATGCGAATCGTTGGAAATTGCGAATATGGCGTGTTGCTTTATCGCGACAAGTTGCCAAAGTTCAACAATGATGCCGTTGGTGGCGGAATGGTGTTCAATTGCATTGATTGGGGACGTGACACGAAAACGCCAAAGGTGCATCCGACACAAAAGCCCGTGCCATTGCTGCAATACCTTATCCGCATATTCACCGACCCCGGCGATGTTGTCATTGACCCGTGCGCCGGGAGCGGTTCAACGCTTTTCGCCGCAAAGGAGCTTGGGCGGCGCGCATACGGATTTGAAATCAAAAAGGACTTTTTCAAGGCGGCACAAGAAAAGGTTTTGAGCCGCCCAATTCAAGCAAGTTTATTCTAAAATGAAATACGCAAGCATCCCCAAAAAATGTCAATCATGCGTATTCGTGGCGGACATAATACCGAAAGATAAATTCCGTAATACTTGGCATTGCGAATGTCTTGTCTTGAAAGAATTTCGTTTGAAGTGTAATAAATATAAAAACGTCAATAACAATGGAAACGAAGAAATGTGCAAAATGCGGTCAATATAAGCCCATCAATGCGTTTTCGCTTGCATACAAAGGTATTTGTAAGGAATGCCGAAACGAGATAGAAAGAGAAAGAAGAAGCGACAATGAATCATCCCGCCAGCAAGCGGACAATGCAAAATCAAATATTGATTGGGAAATGCGTCAATATAACCTTGCAAGTGATATGTTTTCGCGAATGATGGTTGCACTAAATGCGGATAATGAAAAGTGTGGTTTTCGTGCAGCAGTAAAGAACACGGCTTTGAGTGAAGGCAAGTCCGAAACGAGGTACATTGCAGATGCGGCAATTGGTCAAGCATCCCATTTTGTTAGACGATATAAGGAGAAGTTAAACAATGAAGATAAGAACGGCAAGGAAGATTCTTAAAATATGGGATTGTCAAACGGACAAGCGTTTTTATGAATCCGATGACATCAAAGACGGAAAGAAATTCCGCCATTTCGTAAACCTTTACAGGAAAGCGAATGTAAGATGGAATAAGACGAACGACCCGCAAGCAAATGTAAGCATATTTAAGGCGATAATAAGAAACGCAAAATCATGCGAGCATTGCGCCCGTTATGAAGCCTTTCAAGCATACGGGAGAATGGTCGGACGTTGTGAACTTGGCGGCTATTACACGGAAAGCAACAATTGGTGTGGTGGCAAATATTTCCAAAAATCAAAAAGAAAGGATGGTGTGCAATGAAAACTTTATTCCTTGATGTCATGTTGAATGACCGATTTGTTTGCACGTTGAAATACAAGTTTTGTCCATTGTTCCCAATCGAACTTGGCGACTTGAAGAAGTTCATCGAAAGCAAACGCCCATCGTTAAAGGGCAAAGATTATCGAATCGCATTCTAATATTCGCAACAATGAAAACAACAAATGAAAGGATATTCGCCAACGACATAAAGATGTCATATTGGCAACAAGACAATTGCATGAGGTGCGCCAAGGCGGTATGGTACAACACCCAGCTTGGCAGATGCCCGAAATACAAATGCGCATTGCAACGCGACATGGAAGCGCAAGCAGCCGGGGACATGGAAATCAACGAAAGGTCATTCAACGCGTGCCACAACGCCAAGACTTGCCCTTTCATCAAGCCAAAGGAACAGGAATCCGCGCCGGGCGATGAAATCCTTGATTTCTCAAAGGGTGAATCCATGTTCAATGAAACAACCGTGTTCAATAAAATTGAACAAGCCCCGGAAATTGAACACGGACACGAAGAAAAGCCAATGGCAGCATCGGAACACAAGCCAACGCCGGAAGAACTGAAAGCGGCGGAAAAACGGATGTATGACACCATCTTTGAAAAGGAGATTGTGAACAACATCAATGGATTGTTACCGATGATGACGGAAAAGCAATTCAAGGAAAGTGTGCGCCATGATACCGATTGGATGATGAAAACATTCACGTTCAACGAAAACATGATGATTGCTTTCGTGCCATTAGTCATTTCGCATTTGGCGTGGGTGTATGCCGAAAAGGTGATGAAGTATTGCGCCGAACACAAGATTCCGGAAACCGTCAAGTTGTCCCGTGCCGTGAAGCACGTCCGCCAAGAATACGTTGATTCCTTGAAAAAGGATTTGGATGCAAGGCATATCCAGCGTATAGAGAAGCAGACGGAAGAATTTTTCAAGGAGTACACAAGCGATTTCACGATATTTTGGTATTGTGTCAATTCGCAGTATATGAAGCAATTTCCGGGCGACATCTACAAGGATATGAAAACGGATGCGTTCCTTGGTGTCCTTATGTGCCGTTTCCTTGTTGACCACAACAAGCGCATGGACAAGATAATCGAATCCAAGATGGGATTTGCCCAAAGCATCAAAAACCCATACATGGACAAGTTGGAAACCTGTTTGGATGCGTATTGCGGAAACCAAGTCATCGAATGTGACACCAACATCAAGGCGTGCTTGAAAGTCCTTGAAAAGAACATCAACGAAATTGATTTTGAAATAACCGGGTAAGTTTAACACAATAAATTTTTTGAAAACATGAATTTCAACAAATTGGCAAAAGAATCCCATGCCAATGCCGTAAAGCATGGATTTTGGGAAAAGCGAGAGAGCAACGAACATTGTTTGATGCTTGTCGTTTCGGAGATTGGCGAAATGGTTGAAGCGCATCGAGCTGGGAAGCGCGCCAACCTTGAAGTGTACAATGATGGAACGTTCAACAGTAGCGAGAATTTCAAAGTTCTAATCAAGGACACCTTGGAAGATGAAATGGCGGACGTTGCAATTCGTCTTGGCGACCTTGCCGGAGCGTTGGGCGTGGACTTTGACAAGATGAATCCTTGCAAGTATCATCGCGCGTTTGACAAGTTCACATTCACGGAGAACGCATTTGCCTTGACCAAAGGTTTGTGCCGTGACATCATCGGCATTGAAAAGCGCATCCAATTCGGTTTGGAGTACGTCACCAAATGGGCGAAGTCCATCAACATTGATTTGGATTGGCACATTGACGAGAAAATGAAGTATAACGCAACGCGACCGCCGAAACACGGAAAAGCGTATTAACCAAGTGCAATGCAAATGCACAACAAAAGCATTGCTTATGCGGTATATCGTCATAACTGAAAACCCAATGACCGGGGAACGCACAACGGTTGAAACAAAGGATTTTGAATCCTTGCGGATTGACTAATCCCAAATCGTTGCCATCGTTGACAAGTCAGACCAGCAAGTGACTTATGACGGGGAAACGTGGTGCAGTTACGAAAAAGTATATAACACTTAATTCAAAAAATCATTATGTTACAAATTGAAGTAATCGGAAACATCGGCGCGGATGCCGAAATCAAGGAGTTTGGCGGAAAGAAATATGTGTCATTCAACGTGGCACATTCAGAACGCCGCAAGGATGCCAACGGCACAACGGTTGAATCAACAACATGGGTGTCCGTCCTTTCGTTCGGCGATGGCGGCGGATTGACGCAGTATTTGAAGCGCGGCGCAAAGGTGTTTGTTCGCGGTCGTATGAGCGTGAAGCAATACCAAGACAAGAACAACCATTGGCAAGTTGCCGTGAACTGCAATGCAAGCGAAATCCAGCTTTGCGACATCAAGGGCAACGGCAATGCAGCAGCCGCGCCCGCCGCGCAACCCGAAAACGCCGATGGCTTGCCGTTCTAATGAAACACGACAATATCATTGCCATTGACCCGGACAAGGAAAAGTCCGGCGTGGCGTTCCTCAAAGTCAAGACAAGACAATTGGAGGTGACGAACCTTTCATTCCCTTTCTTGCTTGAATACTTGCAGCACGCGAAAGCGAAAAGGGATGAAACGGGCGAATCCTTGATTGTGGTCGTTGAAGCCGGATGGATGAACAAGAAATCTTGTTTCCATGCCGCACAAGGCAAACAGGCGGAAAAGATTGCAAAGGATGTCGGCGCGAACCATGAAACCGGACGCAAAATCATCGAAATGTGCGAACATTGGGGAATCGAAGTCTTGCCACACATCCCGTTGTTGAAGTGTTGGAAAGGCAAAGACCGCAAGATAACACATGAGGAACTTGCATCATTCACGGGAATCATGGGAAGAACGAATCAAGACGCACGCGATGCCGCGTTGCTTGCGTGGACTTATGCCGGATTGCCCGTCCGCATGAAAGCATAAGTGGATAACTTTTTGATAACTTAATTCGATAAAGGATGTTTTATAGTGAAACACCCTTTATCTTTGCATTGCATTTGCATAACATCAAAAAGTTACATATATGAAACCAATAAATTTCAAGCAATCCACAAAGGTATTGCAGAAGCCCGGCACATTGTCGGATTCGGAATGTGGCACGTTGCCCGTTTGGTGTGATGGAAAACAATGTGTGTCATGTTGGAAGCCATCAATCAAGGAAAGAATCAACATCTTGTTCGGCGGCAAGGTATGGTTAGGCGTAATGTCCGGAAAGACACAACCGCCCGTTTTCGTTGCCGGGGAACGTGTTTTTCAGAAAACGCCGTTTTTAGCCCATTTGAGGGTGTTTTTTATTTCAGTTGGTGAAGTTATCGCGAAAGCGTGCAAAAGTCTTGCAGAAGCCGCCAAAATGCCCGACAAGCGCAAGCATTACAAAGTTGGCGCGACAATAGGTTTGATTGTGGGCGTTATTTCCGCGTTTTATGTTGGTTTGACATGGGGCTCGTTGATTGGATTTATCGCCGGATGTATTGCCGGAGCAATCAAGGAATGGTGGGATTCAAAGGGACACGGAACGGTTGAATTGATGGATTTCGTATTCACCGCAATGGGTGCAGCGTCCGGCGCGTGCGTTTCCGTTCCTGTTATGATGTTGTTGCGCTTATTCATCCAGCTATGACGAAAATCATTGAAACCAACATCGAAAGTCTTGTGCCGGACAACAAGAATTTCAACAAGGGAACGGAATATGGCGACCGATTGATGGATGAATCATTGCGCAAATTCGGATTGGCACGTTCCATCGTTATTGACAAGAACAACCGCATCATCGCCGGAAACAAAACCGCAGAAAAAGCCGCCGACATTGGATTCACCGATGTTTTGGTGGTGGAGGTTGACGGAAACCAGCTTGTCGCGGTCAAGCGAAAAGACATTGACCTTGATTCCGCCAAGGGACGTGAACTTGCGCTTGCAGACAACGCCACAAGCGAAGCAAACCTTGCATGGGATGAATCCTTGATTGAAGAAGTTTCACAACAATGGGGTTTTGAACCGCAAGATTGGGGCGTTGATGTTTTCCAACAAGAAGAACCCGAACAGGAAGAACCATCCGGGAAAAAGGAAATATCAACCCGGTTGATTGTTGAATGTGGTGATGTCACCAAATTGTCCTTGTTATTTAGCGAACTGCAAGACCGTGGCTTTACGGTCGAACTGAAAGAGTGATTAAAGTGATAAAATTCAAGTAAAAAAGGCAATTATGGCAAAGTACGGAAAAAAGATTGTTGACAAAATTGTTGGGCTTATCAAGTCGGACACATACACCATCGCCGATATTTGCCGCCAAGTGGGAATAACACCAAAGACATTCCATCAATGGAAAGAAGAACATCCGGAGTTTGGGCAAATGATTGCGGATGCCAAAGATGAACGGATGCAATTTTTTGTGCAAGAAGCCAAGAAGTCATTGTTGAAGAAGATACAAGGGTATGACGTAACGGAAACAAAGGTTGTCACCGTTCCCGGCAAGGTGAAAGACGAGAAAGGCAACCCGAAACCGATTATCAAGGAGCAGACGAACACAAAGAAGCATATCCAAGCGGACACGGCGGCAATCATATTCACGTTGACCAATGGCGACCCGGAACATTGGAAGAACAAGCAATCAACGGAAGTGACCGGGAAAGATGGAAAGGATTTGTTTGCAAGCAAGACCGATGAGGAATTGGCAAGCACAATCGAAGAACTACAAAGGAAATTGGAGTAATGGCAGCAACAAGAAGCGAACGGATTCAGCTTATCCAAGCGATGCAAGAACGGCTTTATCGTGAAAGTCGTTCCGATTTGTTGCGCTTTACACTTGCCACGATGCCAACATTCCGCCCGGCTGATTTTCATCGCCGATATTATCACGTCTTATCCAAGTTTGCGGATGGTGGCGTGAAAAAGTTGATGGTGTTCATGCCGCCGCAGCATGGAAAATCCGAGGGTTCAACGCGCCGTTTGCCCGCGTACCTGTTAGGGCGCAACCCGGACTTGCGCTTGGCGGTCGTTTCCTATTCGGCAACCAAGGCAAAAAAGTTCAACCGCGAAATCCAACGTGTGATTGACACGCCGGAGTATCACAACATATTTCCGGAAACAACGCTTGGTCAATCCAGCTTTGCCGATGATTCCGGGCGTGGTTACATCCGTACAACGGAAGAATGCGAGATTGTGAACCATGTTGGCGGATTCAAGACGGTGGGCGTTGGTGGTGCGTTGACAGGTGAACCCGTGGACATCCTAATCATGGATGACATTTACAAGGACGCGAAAACGGCATGGTCGCCCATTGTCCGTGAAAACATATCCGATTGGTATGATACCGTTGCAGAAACACGCTTGCACAACGATTCGCGCCAATTGATTGTATTTACCCGATGGCATGAAGATGACCTTGCGGGCAAGTTGTTACGCGAACAAGGCGTTTATGATGCCAAGGACAATCCGAATGGATGGGTTGTCGTTGTGTATCAAGCCATCAAGGAGGGCGCGCCGACCGAATATGACCCAAGACAAGAGGGTGAACCATTATGGGCGGAACGACACAACCTTGAAAAGCTGCAAGCCATCCGGAAACGCAATCCACAAGTGTTTGAATCCCTGTATCAACAAGACCCGCAACCACGCGCCGGATTGATGTATGAAGCCGGATTCGTTGAATACCTTGTGCGCCCGGCAACGCTGCAATTGCAACGCCGTTGCTATGTGGACACCGCCGACACGGGCGCGGACTACCTTTGCGCCATCGTGTATGACGAAACGGAAATTGGCAATTACATCGTGGATGTGCTTTATACGACAAAGCCCGTTGAGTTCACCGAACCCGCCCTTGCCAAGATGTTGACGAAACACGGCGTGGCGCAATGTATTGTCGAAGCGAACAACGGCGGTCGCCTATTCAAGAACAACGTGGAAAGGCAATGCCGTTTGCTTGGCAATGGCAAGACCAAGTTCACATCCTTTGCCCAGCGCGAGAACAAGGACACGCGCATTTATTCCCATTCGGCGATGGTTCAGAACTTGACGTTCATGCCGCAAGGATGGAAACATTTGTTCCCGGAGTTTGCAAAGGCGATATGTGGCTATCTGAAAGCCGGACGCAATGAACATGATGACGCGCCGGACGCATTGACCGGAACGATTGAGAAGCGCAAGCAAGGCAAGCAAACGAGCGTTGCCGCCCTGTTTGGTCAAGTATGATAATTCAAAACAATAAAAATGATATGACGATACAAGAAATTTTTCAGCTTGCAACGGCAAACGATGTGATTTCCGAATTGAAGTCTTGCCGTTTCATTCCACAACCCGATGTGGAGAGTGCAAACAAAGCACTTGACCCGAAGTTGCATGATATTATGTCGCCGATAATGCGCCCGGATAAGCGCGTTCAAGTTTCGGCGGATGATGAAGCGGATTCCGCGCAAAAGGTTATTTCAACCGATGGAGAAAGCACCAATTTCAAGACGGTACGCGTGGCGCGTGTCGCCGTTGCACTCCAAAAGTTGATTATCAAACGCGCGGTGTCATTCGTGTTCGGTAATTCCCCGGCTTACAATTCAACACCGGAGAACGAACAGGAAGAAGCCGTTGCGCGCGCCCTTGACCGCATTTTGTATGGCGTGAAGTGCAAGTCGTTGAACCGCAAGATTGGACGTTCTATTTTCGGATATAAGGAAGCCGCCGAATATTGGTATCCGGTTGAAAGCCCGAACACGAAATATGGCTTTCCATCGCAATTCAAGATGCGTTGTACCATCTTTTCGCCCGCCTATGGTGATTCGCTTTACCCATATTTCGATGAAACGGGCGACATGGTGGCGTTTTCACGTTCCTTTGCCCGAACACGCGATGGTGTTGTCACGAACTATTTTGAAACGTTCACGGACACCGAACATTGGTTGTGGATAAATGGCGCGAACGGATTTGATTGCGTTGATGGTTATCCAAAAAAGACGGGCATCAACAAAATTCCTGTAATATACGGACACCAACCGGAGTTTGAAACCGAGGATGTGAACGCGTTGATTGACCGATTGGAAACCTTGTTGTCGAACTTTGCCGACACGAACGATTATCACGCAAGCCCGAAGATTTTCACGACCGGACAAATCAACGGATGGGCGCAAAAAGGCGAATCCGGCGCGGTCATCGAGGGCGAAGAGGGCGCAACAATGCAATATGTGTCATGGCAGCAAGCACCGGAAGCGGTCAAGTTGGAGATTGACACGTTGTTGAAACTGATTTACACCATCACGCAAACGCCCGACATTTCCTTTGATGCGGTCAAGGGATTGGGCGCGATGTCCGGCGTGGCGTTGAAGTTGCTTTTCATGGATGCACATTTGAAAGTGCAAGACAAGTGCGAAATCTTTGATGATTACTTGCAACGCCGTGTGAATGTCATCTTGGAGTATATTGCGCAGATGAACACCAGCTTGGCGGATGCGTGCGAATCCATTATGATTGAACCCGAAATCATCCCATATATGATTACGTCAGACATTGACGATTTGAACTATTGGATGACCGCCAACGGCAACAAACCCGTTGTGTCGCAAGAAGAATCCATCATCGGCGCGGGTATTTCCAAGAATCCGGAAATGACCATGAAGAAGTTGGAAGAACAGGACACGCGCGACAATTCATTCATCATCGGTGAACCGCAATTGGAGGGCGATGCGTAATGCCACGTTATCCAAGAACAACAAGAACCCCGGCAAAGGAACAGGCGAAAAAGCCACAATTCCGATGCCGGGATTGCGCGGAATCATACGATTGGCATTCCAAGGCGATTGATGGGCATTTGATATTGTGCCGTTGCAAGCAAGACCACAAGACGGAATACGGGCGATGGTGCAAGTTCCTCAATTACCTACAATGTGAACATTTCAAACCAAGAAAGAATGAGTAAAACGAACCTTTGCGACAACTGCAAATATTGGGCGCGTGCGCTTGACAATCTTTATTGTTGCGTATGCGCCAAATGTCATCCGGGCGATGATGGGTTTTGGCGTTGTCGTTATTACACAAAGAAGTAATGGCAAAAAGGCAGAAAACAACACGATTTTCCATTCAAGGATGGGACGCAAGGCATTACAGGACAACGGACGCGTATGTTCAAGCCGTGCAAAGCCTGTATGACAAGGCGACAACGGCAATAACAAGGGCGGCAGCGCGCGGCAAGATTGACCCCGACAAGCCTTTTTCGTTCGATATGTACCCATCCGTGAAAAAGGAGATGCAGCGCATCACGGAACAATTGGCATCCCGTGTGACAACCGTCATCGAATCCGGTTCAAAGAAACAATGGCTTTTCGCTTGTGCAAAGAATGACGGGTTCATTTCATCCATCATGGACACATCCAAGTTGAGCAAGGCACGCTTGAAGAAGATGCAAGACCGCAACTTGGATGCGCTTTCGGCGTTCCAAAGTCGCAAGGTGGAGGGAATGAACCTTTCGCAACGCGTATGGAAGTACGTTGACCAATACAAGGCGCAAATGGAATCCGCCCTTGATGTCGGACTTGGCGATGGAAGAAGCGCGGATGAACTTTCCCGCGATGTCCGGCAGAACTTGCGCGAACCGAACCGATTGTTCCGGCGTGTTCGTGACAAGCGCGGAAACCTTGTGTTGTCCAAGAATGCCCGTGCCTATCATCCCGGACAAGGCGTTTATCGTTCCAGCTACAAGAACGCGATGCGCTTGACACGTTCCGAAATCAATATGGCGTACCGGGAAAGCGATTATCAACGATGGCAACAATTGGATTTCGTTGTTGGTTATGAGATTCACCGGAGCAACCACGAACCATTGTGCAAGTGCGATATTTGTTCAAAGTTGGTTGGGCGTTACCCCAAGACATTCAAATTCAAAGGGTGGCATCCACAATGTATGTGTTACGCCACGCCCATCTTGATGGATGAAGAAACATTCGATGCAAACGAACTTGGCGACCTTAAAGCGGCGTTGCATGGCACGGAATACAAGCATTTGCAAGCCAAGAACGTTGTTTCCGAAATGCCAAAGGAGTTCACCGAATGGGTGGAACAACACATTGAAGCGCAAAAGGGATGGTCATCAACACCATATTTCATCCAGGACAACTTTGTTGACGGGCGACTTGACAAGGGCTTGAAAATAGAAATGCCAACGGTCAATGTGGATATAATTGCGGCATATCAATCGCAAATTGCACAGGCGCGAGCAATGGCGAACAAATGGGGCTTGAATGGAAGTTTGCATTCGCTTGATTCCGCCGTTGCGTCAAAAAACATCGCCGGAATACAAACGGCAATTTCAGACATCCAAAGTACGGCATCAAGAATGGAATCCGAGAATGCTACAATCCGTTCAAGATGCTTGGAATGGGGTGTTGATGTCACGGAACTTGATATTGCCATTGCATCAGGAAAGTCGGCAAAAATCATGTTGGCGTTTGATGTGTTGGATAAGCGTTGCGATGAAGTACAACGCGAATACAAGGCATATATGAACGATGCACAACGCACAATAAAGGCGGCAACGTCCATGAACGTTGATTCAAGTGATGTGCAAGCCGATATTGTAGCCGTTACAAATGACAAAAGCGGATGGGCATCGCTGAAAGCAATGATAATGCAAAGGTTGAATGACTTGAAGAAGAAAATTGCAAATTCATCATCAACGGCGATACATCCAGCATTAAAAACAACATATACGACCCATGCAGAAGTAAATGACACATTCAAAAAAATAAATGACGGATTAACGGAAAAATGGTTTGAACATGGTGATTTGGATTTGCGTGTAGAAACCAATCCGGGAAAGAATGGTTCAACAAACTTGAATGGACTTTTGTTATTAAAGGCAGACCGAATAAGCGGGGTTATGTCCGCATTGGGAAAGATTGGGCAAGGCAAATGGGGCGACATCACCGATGTTGAAGCGGATGCAATGGCAACACTTTGGCATGAAATTACACACAACAGAAACAAGCCGCAATGGATTGGTGGAGTATTCCAGCGTGCGAATTTTTGTAATACGAATATGCAACGTTCATACATGGAACTTGCAAACGAATTTGTGGCGCGAAAGACGTTACCGGAATTTTACAAGATTCTTGGTTGTCCGGCGACACCACATCCACAATATATGCAATCGCGCGCGTCAACGGGTTACAACCGGATGGTAACTAATTACGATTATGTTATCAAAAAATTGGGGCTTGATGCGAAAAAGGTTTTGGATGCCGTGCGTGAACATCTTTACGAAAAGCCGTATTGTGACCAAAAAAACGGTTTGATTGATGGATTGGCAAAAGGTGGAATCAAAGACAAACATGGCAAGCCATTGAAAAAATCCGTCCTTAACTCTCTTATCAAGACGATTGAATGTACCGATGCAACATATTCGTGGAATGGTACAAAATACGTTACTAAAAGCAAAGAACAAGTACTTGATGAATGGTTGGCAAATAATGACGTTATATAACAACAAAGGTGGTAAGGAAGCAATGTCCTTTCCACCTTTGCCAAGTTTAATCAATTATTGTGCCTGTTTTTATCGCATCATTTTGAACGATTGCGGCATCCTTTTTTGCCACGCCATACATTGAACTTGCGGAATCAAACAAATCCTTGTTATTTGTATGAATGGCATATTTCATCAGATGTTCGTATTTCGTAGAATCCGGAAATCCTTTGTAATACGATTCGGTGTAATCGCCACCGATTATTTCTTTTCGCGTTTCAGCATCTTTGCAGAAATCGAAAATTGTCTTTCCTTTTATTTTCATTTTGTATTTGGGTTTTTGCGGCTCGTTTTCTTGCGTTGAATCACCCCACGGCGGATGATTACCTTATTGTTGCGGTATGGCTTTTGTTCCGTGATGCCATAATTCCACAACCTTGAAGCAGACACGCCAAGTTCATGCGGCGTGAAATGTTCATATATGGCGGCGATTGAACCGAAATAATGGTTGTCATCGTCACCGAATGAAACATGATAAATCGTTTGTCCGTACATTGTCATTTGTTTAATAAGCCTTTGTATTCGCACGAATCACCAACAGGACAACCAACGCATCTTGCTTTTGTCGTATTAGACAAATATTTCTTTGGGCAAATTGCTTTCCCTAATGAATCATATTGAAACAAGTCTTGCAAAGGTATTCCCAATTGAAACCCGAAAATGCGAATCAAGTCACACACGTTTGAAATATATCCATTGAACACCGTTTCCCATTCCCAATATGGCGCGGGGAACATATCAACATGAACCGGAATGCCATATTCGTTTGGGAAATGGACAATAAGGCGAAACGCGGCACGTCCGGCATCGCCGTTCGGCTTTGTTAGTTCAATTAGTTGGTCGTTATCGGATGATGTTTCCCAATACCCGACATGATTTGCACGCCCTTTGTATCTAAAAGCCGGACAATGTTTTTCTAAAAACAAAGCTATTTGAGAGCGTAATGAATTGTTTGCTTCAACATCCATATTATGTAATATTTATATTTTACAATAATAACCCCTATATTTGAAAGCCGTTATCAATTCGTCAAGTTTAACGATACGGAAAGCACCGGATAAAGTTTCCTTCAAGGAACGTCCAACGATTTCATACGGTATATATCCGGTTTCAATGTCAAGTGTTATTTCAACGATGTTGTTGTCATCAACGGCGCATATATAACCGCGTTTGTCGCATGGCGTAAACAAAAATCTTATTCGTTCCTTGTAACTACAATCCGGATATGACCATGAATCAACAACGCTTATATTCTTGACAACAAGATGGTCGCCATACGTCTTTTCCGGGGCGTTGATGCTTTTAATTTCGCAATATGCCATATTATTTATTTCTTATTGTTGAACCCGTGAAATCAAACCATTCGCGCGGTGAATCGGTCGCCGCCTTTTTGACCTTGCGATAAAAGCCTTTGTCCAGCTTGCGCAAGCGACCCAACACATCGTGCGGTTGCCAACGGAAATCCGGCATCACCGGGTTGTTGGCGGAATAGATGCCGCCTTGCTTTGGCTCAAAGTGACCGAACGCAACAATCAACCCGTCCTTGATGAACACCGTTTCCCGGATGCTTTTGTTGCCCTTGTGTGTCATCGTGACGTGGCGGCATCCGTTGTAATAATCAACAATCCGGCGTTGCATTTCCATTTGTTCCTTGACCTTATCCGCGCGCGTCTTGCGAAGCGCAAGAAGATTCACGGCGACATCATGCCGGATGGATGCAACATTGATGGGCGCATCCCCGGTTGCAACGGCGAATGGCAATGTGCCATCCACGAACATTTTCACGGCACGGGCAAAGTTTTCCTTGTCCGTTACTTTGTCGTGCAGTTGTTGCACGAAGTCAACATCCAAGTCATATCGGCTTGCGATGGATTCAATTTCTTGTCTTTTATCCATGATTCTAATTACCATATTTCAATGGGCTTTGGATATTTGCGCGCCCTTGTAATGGCAACGGCGCGATTCAAAGCCCGGTTAAACGATTCGTAATATCCGAACACCCATTGTTGTTGTGGATGTTCCTTGGTGAAGATTGGGCAACCATCGGCATCAACCGGACATCCGGGATTGTTGATGTACACCATGAATTTGCCATCGGTCGCGATGATGGCAACCCATTCCAGCTTGTCAACGTATGCCGAACCGCCAAAATCCGTGCATTGTCCATCGTATGTGACCAATTCGTGTTCAAACGTGGTAACGCCCGGCATATCCTTAAAAGCAGCCTTGAACGCCATACAACGCGGCGTGTAATAACTTGATTTTGCCATATCAATTGCGTTTTATAGTGAAACACCTTTGGTTAAGAACACTTTGGAAGTTTATGCGAACACAAACGATGTCCGGCAAGGATTATTTGCGCTTGCTTAATGTTGAACGTGGAAAGCATTGTGCATGGCAATCCATGGTCGGCGGTTGGATGGTAGTATTCAAAGGCAGCACCAGAACCATCACCATAAAAATCAACCGAATACACCTTGCCATTGTCAAGCGCGGTGATAACATCGCGCATCCGGCGTTGTTCGTCATAACTGAAACCCGAAAGGGCTTGTTCGATATTCTTGTTCATTGTTGCGAAAGATTATGCCGGGAACAATGCCCCGGCGGATTGTTATTTGTTTTGATATTTTTCGATGATGCAAAACACATCATCCATCGCGCGTTGGAACGCGTATGAATTGAAGCCACGGAGTGCAAGATGACTGCATTTTTGCAAGCCAAGCAAGCCTTTTATCAACGTACTTGCATCGCCGATGGTGAACGCGTCCAAATTGACATTATCAAGCGGATTCCCGAAATCCTTATTGTCGCAAAACGACTTTAGCTTGATGATAAGTTCCTTTTGTTCGGATGTTATCAATTTCATATTACTTGTTGTTGATGATTGCCAATACCTTTTCGTAAATGTCCAAATCAAGGTCGGATGTTACCGATTCGATTTCGTAGTCATAAGGGATGCCCGTTGTTCCGATTTGTCCGGCGGGATTAAGGGTCAAGCAGATGGCGGCGGCATCGGTCGCGTCCATTTCTTCCTTGGCGTTGTTGAACTCAATGATGAAGAACTTGTTTGCGTCAACATCGCATCCGTAGTCATCGCGTTCATCCTTGGGGATGAATCTTGAACGTGTGCGGATGTTGTAAGACTTGACCTTGAATTTCCATCCCTTGTCAAAAGTCACCATCTTGTTCATGTATTCAGAATCAAGAACTTGTTTGATAGCCTGTTTTACTTGATTTTCAGTTGCCATATTGTTGCGAAATTATGGGCGGCGCGAACCGCCCGGTTGTTGTTATCTAATATTGAAATATGATTTAACCAAGGTTCGGATGCCTTGTTCGATTGAATCAACATCCTTTTGAACACCGACACCAGCACGAAAACCACCCCTTGCGACAAGTTTTCCATCCTTGATGAATATCTTTCCAAAGTTGTCATAATTGACTGTCAAACTTACATATTCATTATCAAGATTCAAGAATTTGTCCTTGCTATATATTGCGACCCAAGGTTTTATTTCCCTATAAAAAGGGTATAATTCCTTAACCACATTTACCAAAATCGTTTTGATTTCGTTTTCGTTGAAAATTGTTGCATCCATTGTTGCGAAAGTTTTATTTGTTTACCCGTTTGGGTGTGTTTCACTATGAATCACGCTGCAAAGATAATAGATTTATTTAATAAAACAAACTTTTTTGCCGAAAAAATGCACTTGCAATGCAAATTTGTTGATAAGTCGGGCATAACTTGGGGGATTTTTCGGTGTGTTTCACTATAAAACACGTTATCTTTGCCACGATTTGATTTACTAATAAAAAATTTGTTCGTATGAAGAAAACCATTTTGGCATTACTTGTGGCGAAGTTCCAAGGCGTGCGAAAGGATGCGTTGGGCGTGCTGGCGGGCGTTCTTGCTTTACAGGCAACCAACGAGGATGAAGCGAAAGCCCTTGTTGAGAAAGTCACCGATGCGCAAGTGACGGAATTTGCAAAGGACTATCGCGCCGATGTGGACAAAGAGGTGTCCGAAAGTAACAAGACGTTTGAAACCAACTTGCGCAAGAAGTACGATTTCAAGGAGAAGCAGAGTGAACCCGGCATTCCGCCAACCGAGAATCCGAACGACATTGCCGCAATTGTCAAAGAAGCCGTGGCAGCAGCCGTGAAGCCCTTTGAAGAAAAATTGTCCGGTTACGAAACCAAGAACATTGCCGAAACAAGGCTTGCGGCACTCAATGAGAAGTTGAACGGATGCAAGGATGAAACATTCAAGGCACAAACCTTGAAAGATTTCGCCCGAATGTCATTCGCAACCGATGATGATTTCACGCAATACTTGAACGACAAGGCGGCGGACATCGAAACCGCAAATCAAAACGTGGCGAATGCCGCCCTTGGTGGCGCAAGTGGAAAGCCCATGTTCGCGCAGAAGAACGAAGATGGTATTTCCAAGGGCGTTGCCGATTATGTGGCAAGCCTTAAACCCGAAAACAACGAGTTATCGGGCAAAGAAGTTTAACCCATTAAATTGCAAATTATGTCGTTGACAATTAAAAGAGCAAAGGACAACCGCGTTGTCAAGTGCATTTTGCACCGAATCGCGGACATCCCCGGCGGCGTGACGGTATCAGTCGCCAACCTTGGCGGTTCGTCATTGTTTGAGGGAACGCCAATTGGCAAGGGCAAGAATGGCGCGTTTGAGGTATGCAAGACCGCACAGGTTATCACCGAAGCGGATGCAGCCGCCAAGACCTATGAGGTTGCGAAAGGTCATCATTTCAAGGTTGGCGACCGCTTTGCGACCGCAGATTGCAATGGTCAGGCCATCACCGCCATTGACAAGTCCAATCCCGCAAAGGACGTTATCACCGTAGGCACAACGCTTGGCGCAATTGTCAAGGTTGGAACTTGCGCGTTTGAATCAAGCGGCGCAAACAAAACCTTGAAAATCGTTCCGTGCGCCATCGCCGGAAGCAACGAGGACGTGGAACAGGGAAGCAACCTTTTCGTTTCCGCTTGGGTTCACGCCGTTGTAAGAGAGAGCAACGCGCCAATCGTGAATGCCGAAATCAAGGCATCCATTGCGTGTGTTTCTTATGTTTAACCCTTAAAACGTATTCGATATGCAGAAATCGTTAATGGTTGGACTTAATGAAAAGGACATGGGCGCGGTCATTCGTACCTATGACCTTAAAGATTATTATTATCCAACCCTTTTCCCACTCAAGGAAACCAATTTCTTGACATGGAAGATGCTGGAAGCACAATCGGGCTTGAAGATTGCCGCCGACCTTGTTAGTCGTGGCGCGACAATTCCACGCAAGACCCGTGAAGCCATTTCACGCATCCAAGGTGACATCCCCAAGATTACCATTTCGCGCGAGAAGAACGAGGATGAATTGACCGAATATGACATCATGGTTGCCATGTCGTCAAACAACCCCGACTTGAAAGCACTTGTGGAGTTTTGGGCGGAAGATACCAAGTTTTGTTGGGATGGCGTTGCCGCCCGTGCCGAATGGATTGCATTGAAGCAAATTTCACTTGGCAAGGTGACATTCACCAATTCAAACAACGCGGCAATCGTCACCGAATATGACGTTGATTATCTTATCCCGGCGGAGCAGAAAATCGGCGTTTCCGTTTCGTATTCAACAGGCACAGGCGCAAAGCCTTTGACCGTGGACATTCCAAAAGCCTTGAAGTTGGGCAAGAAACTCTATGGCGCAACTTACAAGTTCCTTTTTATGAACGTTGACACATTCGAGAAGTTTGCATCCCAAGAGGAAGTTTACAAGAAGTGTGCGTCATTCGTTCAGAACGTTGTCGGTTCACAGGATGCGCCCGACCTTGCAACGGTCAATGCGTACCTTGCCAAGAAGAAAGAACTTTATCGCGGTTTGCAAATCATCGTGATTGACCAAGACATCACGCTTGAACTTGCGGACGGTTCACGCTTGACGGAAAATCCGTTTGAGGATGACGTGATGTTGTTCAGCGAAAGCAAGGTTCTTGGCAACACTTATTGGAAGAAGCCAATTGACGCAAAGGCAATGCCCGGAAGCGTAGCCGAAAAGGTTATGCACGGACATACGCTTGTCAAGAAGTATTCCAATGAATCGCCCGTTCAAGAGGTTACGGAGGGAATTGCGAACCTTTTTCCCGCGTGGAATCTTGCCGGACGTTCCGTGTTGATGCAGACCAACGCGACAAGTTGGAAGAAAAACTAACATTCGCCGCCGGACGTGCGCATAACACCCCGGCGGCATAAAAGCAAGATGGAAATATGACAAACAAAGAATACTTGATTAAGTCGTTGAACGGCATGAACCTTTCGGATGATGACATTGACATCATCTTGGTAAAAGCTGGATTGGATGGCGATGCAGACCTTGACATCAAGGCGTGCGACACGGCGGTTTACAAACGCTTTTCGGTCATCCTCAAAGGCACGATGCAGAATGTGAGCGAGGGCGGATATTCCGTTTCGTGGAACATTGATGCCATCAAGTTGTTTTACAACGCCCTTTGCAACGAACTTGGCAAGGAAAATGTGCTTGTCAACCGTCCGAAGATTCGCAACCGTTCAAATATGTGGTGATATGGCAAAGATTGTTCAATACCCGCATTTCCTATTCATTGAGGACACCCCGGATGCCGTACAGGATGAAAAGGGTTATTGGTCGGAAAGCGAATCATCGCGCAAGTTTCTTTCCCGATGCCGGGAAGAAAGCGATGGCAGAAGTACGGAATACCAAGTTGCCGGGGGCAAGTCCTACAAGGCAACATCCGTCATTCAGTTGCCCAAGTCTTGCCCAAAGGTAAACAAGGGCGCACGCGTCATCATTGCAAACGATATTGATTGTTCGGACATCCGCATTTCCGGAATATGCTTGAACTTTGATGCGGCACAATTACATTCACGATTATGGCTATAAAACCGAATTTCACAAAAGACGATGTGCGCAAGCGATTCGATGCGTTCTTGAATGAGATTGAGAAAAAGCAGATTGCCCGGTTGCAAAGACTTGGCGAAATGTGCTTGGTCGAAGCAAGGACAAACAAGGGTTACATGATGCAGACGGGCGCGTTGCTTTCGTCAACGGGTTACGAAGTCTTTGTTGATGGCGTTGCCATCCATTCCCAATTCGATGCGGCAAGCGGCGCGGAAAGCAATGCAGCCGAAACGGGCATCAAGTCCGGACAAAGCATCGCGGAAACCATCGGAAAGGGGACAAAGGGCATTGCCCTTGTGGTTGTAGCTGGAATGAATTATGCCGCCTATGTCGAAGCGAAAGGATATAACGTGTTGTCAAGCGCGGAACACCTTGCAGAACGGGAATTGCCCCGAATGTTGGAGAAACTTATTTCAAACATCAAACGTGCGGCAGAATGATAGATTCATTTGAAACAAACGAAATATTGATTGGGTTGTTGCGTGGCAAGACATCCGTCAAGGGCGGTTGTTACCATGAGGGCGACCGACCGGATAATTCAACGGAAGAAGATATTGTCGTGAACACGGTTGATTTGGCGATTGATACCACCCCGCAAATTGGTACATCGAACGTCAACATCTATGTGAGCGACACGCAGAAGAAGATAAAAGGCAAGATGATGTTGTCCGCTAATAACCCACGATTGAAAGCCTTGGCAAGAGAAGTCACGGCAATCATCCGTAATTCGCGGATTCACGGAATCAAAGCAATACCCGGCACGATGTCAATCATGAACGAGCCGAACACCAAGCAGCATTTCGCAAACATCCGCATTGATTGGAATATTCAAATTTAATTTTTCATAATTATGGCAGATAGAGCATCAGTAATAACACTTGGTTTGTGTGAAATCCAAGTTGGCGCGGCAAGCGCGGCGGGTACAATGCCCGCGCAGATGGCGAAGATTGGCAAGACTTACAAGGACACTTGCAAGATGACCCAAGATGCCGCCGATGTCACCGAACATTACGAGGAGGGCAAAGCCGCCCCGGAGGTTCGCAAGAAGTCGCGCAAGATGCCGACCTTGACGTTTTCCATGATGGATGCCAATGTGGATGACCTTGTGTCATACGTTGGCGGCGCAAAGGTTGGTGAAGATGGATGGGGTTATGATGGTGACGAGGTTGTTGCCAACAAAGCCATCAAGGTTGTAACCGAACAGGGACTTGACTTTGAGATTCCCAACGGCGACATTGAAGCGGTAATCAACGCGGATATGAGCGCAAAGGGAATTTTCCTTGTTGATTTTACCGTCACACCTTGCGCGGTTACGGCTGGCAAAGCCTTGCGCGGCGTTCCTAAAAAGGGGTAAGGCGCGGGGCATCATAACTAACAAGAAAACCCGAAGTCCCCGGAGGTAACAAAAACGCCTTTGGGGACTTTTTATTTTTTATCAACATGAGCAGCGAAAAAGACGAAAAAACACTACTTGAACAGGAACGCCGGGAGTTGAACACCATCATCGGCAAGGGTGTTTCCTTTGAGGTCAAGGATGTGGAATTTGAAACCAAGACGCGCTTTTGGGGGTTGGTCAAGAAACACATCCCACACGAAGTTACGCGCAAGTTCACAATCCAAGAACCCACGTTGTCAACGCTTGACCGCCTTTCGGCTGAATGGGTGGAATTTGCAATTGACGAACAGGAATTGCAGAAGCCCGAAAGCATGAAAGCGGCGCGCACATTGACGCATTTCCACGCAAGACGCGCGGCAAAGGTCGTTGCCATCGCCGCATTGGGTGAAGAACGATTGATTCCCAAGCCTTGCAAGGCTGGCACGATATGGGTTGAGGATGAAAAGAGATTGGAAGAATTGACGGACTTGTTCGCCCGGAAAATCAAGCCATCCCGATTGCATCAGCTTTACAACATCGTGAATACCATGAGCAACTTGGGGGATTTTGTGAACTCTATTCGATTGATGTCAATCGAAAGAACCACCGTGCCGAATCGGATAGAGTAAAGCAAAGCGGGCTAAATTCCCCGCTTGGTCGCCGGGGTGCGATATGTGAGCATTTCGGTTGGACATACGATTATTTGCTACATGGCATTGCGTGGTCGGTTGTGCAACGCATGATGATTGACGCGCCAAGTTACGACAACACGGATGGCGAAGTTGAGGAAATCACGTTGACGCAAGAAAATAGTGATACGATTTTGAATTATGTAAATTCTTTAATGTAGAAATATGGCAGATGTAAACGGGGGCGCATTGTCCTTTACGTCCATTATGGACAACGACCAAATGAACGCGGCGATTGAAGAAACATTGCGCCGTGTTCAAGGCTTTTCGGATGCCGTTGTTGGAAGCGGTGACACGATGGACAACACAACGCAAGAAATCGTTGAAAGCATCCAAATCCAAAAGCGCGTCATCGAAGAATTGGAAAAGACCGTTGCGGACTTGAACGAACGCATCAATTCCGTTGAACCCGGCACGGCGCAAGACGCGTTGATTGAGCAAGCGAACGCGGCACGCGCGGAACTTGACGGGGAAAAACAAGGAATGGTCGCCTTGATTAACGAATTGAACAACTTGCAGCGCGCCAATGAGGGTGCAGCATCCGCAAGTGAGGACATCCGCAACGGACTTTCCCAAATCGGCGCGGCGTGCGAAATGCACGAAAACGCGATTGCCGCCCTAAAAAAGGAGTATGAGCAAATAACCCAAACGATGAACGGCGCGTTGAAAAGCGGCAACGATAATGAATATCGTGCCTTGCGTGACCGCGCCCAAGCCATCAAGGGTGAAATCGCAACCCGCAAGTCCTTGTTGAACGAGTTGCGCGAACAATCAAACGCGCTGGAAGATGAAGCAAGCCGGATGGAACAGGCAAGGGCGGCGGCGGAAAACACCGCACAAGCCCATGTTTCCTTGCGTCAGCAAATCCGCGCCTTGAAAGAAGAAATGGCGGATGCGGTTGCCAACGGCATTGACGAGCAATCGGAAGCATACAAAAGGATGGTGAATGAACTTGGACGTTTACAGGACATCCAAGGCGACATTCAATCACAAGGAAGCGTTCTTGCAAACGATGAAGCGACATTTGCGGGCATTTTGTCCGGCTTGAATGGTGTTGTTGGCGGATTCACGGCGGCACAAGGCGCGGTTGCTTTGTTTGCCGGAGAAAACGAGAATTTGCAAAAGATAATGTTGAAAGTGCAATCCCTTATGTCAATCACGATGGGATTGCAACAGGTGGCGCAAACCTTGAACAAGGATTCCGCGTTTTCCCTTATCACATTGAACAAGGCAAAGGAATGGTGGAATAACTTGTTGGCGGTCGGTCGTGGTGAACAAATCGCATCCACGGCGGCAACGGCGGCAGATACAACGGCAACCATCGCGTCCACGGCGGCAACAACCGGAAATGCGGCGGCAGAACAGGGGAGCAACACCGCAAA